TGGACAAATGCAGCTAATTTCGATTCAGCACCAGGTACTAGTGAATACGCAGAAAGTCAAGGCGTATCTGCTGCACTTGATGAACTCCACATTATCGTCATCGATGAAGGTGGACAATGGACTGGTACTGCCGGTTCTATTTTAGAAAAATTTGCTTTCGTATCTCAAGCGTCAGATGCAAAACTAGCAAATGGTGAATCAAACTTCTATAAAGACGTAATCAATGCTAAGTCTGCCTACATATGGTGGATGGATCATGATGCAGTCCTTACAGATGCAGGCACAGCACTTAGCACCGCTGCTACTAGCTTTGCATTTACAGGTTCAAGTACTGTAATTACCGATTCACTTGCATTGGGCGTTGATGATAATACTCTTACTGCATCTGCTATTCAAACAGGTTTTGATCTGTTAGAAGATTCAGAAACAATTGATGTAAATATGCTAATTTGTCCTCCATTGGATAATACATTAGCTAACGCATCATCAGCTTGTATTGCAGTTGCTAATGATCTCATTGCAATTGCTTCAGCAAGAAAAGATTGTATTGCAGTCATTTCACCGCCAGTACAATTTACTACTAATCCTGCAGGACAATCAATCACTGATGTTAACGGTGGTTCTGTTGCAGCTACAGCAGTAAATAACGTGGTGGCATTTGCAGATTACCTTACATCAAGTTCATATGGAACACTCGATTCTACAGCATTAAAAGTATACGATAAGTATAATGATGCGTTTATCGACATTCCATCAAGTGGACATGTTGCTGGTCTTATGGCAAATACAGACACCGTTGCAGATGCATGGTTTTCACCAGCAGGCTTTACACGAGGTCAAGTACTAGGCGTAACACGCGTAGCATTTAATCCAAAGAAAGCTGAACGTGATACATTGTACAAAGCAAGGGTTAATCCTATTGTTTCGTTTCCTGGCGAAGGTACCGTTCTTTTCGGTGATAAGACACTCTTATCTCGTCCTTCTGCTTTTGATCGAATCAATGTACGTAGACTATTCATGGTATTGGAAAAGGCAGTTGCAACTGCTTCTAAATTCCAACTCTTTGAATTCAACGACGAGTTTACACGGGCCCAGTTCCGTAACTTAGTTGAGCCGTTCTTACGGGAGGTCAAAGGTCGCAGGGGTATTACAGACTTTAAAGTGGCTGTGATGATACAAACAACACTAGTCAAGTAATTGATGCTAATGAGTTTGTTTGTGACATCTACATTAAGCCTGCTCGTTCTATTAACTTTATCACATTGAACTTCATCGCCACACGTACTGGTGTTGATTTCGATGAGATTGCAGGTTAGGAGGATAGACAATGGCAATTTTAGGCGTAGATGATTTCAAATCCAAACTTGTAGGAGGTGGCGCTCGCGCTAACCTTTTCAAGGCAACCATTAACTTTCCATCTTATGCAGACGGCGATGTAGAACTTACTTCGTTTATGTGTAAGGGTGCAGCTCTTCCAGCTTCTATCGTTGCACCGATTGTAGTTCCTTTCAGAGGACGTCAACTGCAAATTGCAGGTGATCGTACTTTTGAGCCATGGACTGTTACAATCATTAACGATGTAAATATGGAAGTGCGTAATGCATTTGAACGCTGGATGAATGGTATCAATGAGCATAACAATAATACTGGTTTGACTAATCCATTGGATTATCAAGCAGACATGGTTGTAGAGCAGCTTAATAAAGCTGGTGTTTCAACTAAGCGTTATGACTTACGTGGTACATTCCCAACTAATATCTCTCAAATCGAACTTTCATACGATACTGAAAATGCGATTGAAGAGTTTACTGTTGAGCTCCAAGTTCAGTACTGGGAGTCCGGAACCACTACCTAGTAGTGTTATAAATAGTACTAGAGGCGGTCAAGTATCGCCTCTAGTTAACTAGTTAGGGAAATATTATGGCAGAATTATTCGGCTTTGAAATAAAAAGAAAAGACCAAGAGAAAGAAGATGCAAAGAAGGTTTCCTTTGTTGCACCTGAATCCGATGATGGTCTAGGTTATGTTGTAAATGCCGGTGGTCACTTTGGTCAATACGTTGACATGGAAGGTGATAAGGCTAAAACAGACCAACAACAAATTATCAAGTATAGAAACTTGGCGATGCAGCCAGAATGCGATGCTGCGATTGAAGATATTGTTAATGAATCTATTGTAGCCGATGATGATTCAGCACCCGTATCCTTAAAGATGGATGACTTAGATCAGTCAGATAAGATCAAAAAATTAATTACCGAAGAATTCCAAACAGTGATTGAACTGTTAAATATGAATTGGCAAGGACACGATATCTTCCGCAGATGGTATATCGATGGCCGGCTTTATTTTCATAAAATTATCGATGAGAAAAACCCAAAGGCGGGTATCATCGAACTAAGAAATGTAGACCCAATTAAGATTCGTAAGATTCGTGAAGTAAAAGAAGATAAGGATCCATTGACTGGTACTAAAATGATTAAGGGTGTGAAAGAGTATTACCTTTATCAAAACAATTCGATGTCAAAGTCATCTCAAGGATTGAAAATTTCAAAAGATGCTATTACATATGTAACATCGGGTGTATTAGATCCAAGTCGTAAACGAGTACTTTCTTATTTGGATAAGGCAATGAAGACTGTTAACCAGCTTCGTATGCTTGAAGATTCCTTAGTCATTTATCGTTTGTCAAGAGCACCTGAACGTCGTATATTCTATATTGATGTAGGTAACTTGCCAAAAGGTAAAGCTGAAGAATACCTAAGAAACATTATGACGAAGTATCGTAACAAGTTAGTATACAATGCTTCAACTGGAGAAATGCAAGATGATCGTAAACACATGTCGATGTTGGAGGACTTCTGGTTACCGCGTAGAGAAGGTGGTCGAGGCACAGAGATTACAACACTACCAGGAGGGGAAAACCTCGGGCAGATCGACGATATCGTCTACTTCCAAAAGAAACTATATAAGTCTCTCAACGTCCCAGTCAACAGACTCGAACAAGAAGCTCAGTTCTCCTTGGGTCGATCTTCTGAGATAACAAGGGATGAATTAAAGTTTCAGAAGTTTATTAATAGACTTCGTAAACGTTTTTCTATGTTATTCATGGATTTGCTACAAACGCAGTTAGTACTTAAGGGTATTGTTACTGAAGAAGAATGGCAAGAAATGAAGCAATTTATTAATATTGACTACCAAAAAGATACTCACTTCTCAGAGCTAAAAGAATCTGAGTTACTTAGAGAGCGTCTTGGTACTCTTCGTGAAATGGATGAGTATGTTGGTAAGTACTTCTCTGCAGAATGGTTACGTAAAAACGTACTTATGCAGTCTGAAGAAGATATTAAAATGATTGATGACCAAATTGCAGCTGAA